TATATTTACACCCTATTTTAACCGTTTGCCGTGGCACGGCTAATTTGAACGACTCATTATTTATAATGTTTCGATCATTTTTGTGGACTTTAGTATTTATACTAATATCCTCATTCTGACTTTTATGTTTTGTCTCGTTTTTCTTGAGTCATACCACACATAGTATTGCTGTGATTCCCACTTGATATAGTTTAAGGGATTTGTTTTAATTTATGTTTGTACTGTTTTGTCAATGTGTAATTGTTGTTTTAGAAGTGAGAGTAAAAGGCGTTCCTGCAAAGGCCTGTCTAACTCAATCTTTTGGCGAGGGTTGAGTCTTACTGAAGCTTATGACTAACTGGAGTACGTGGACGGAAGCGGTGTAGGTCAGTTCGAAAGTTGATGAAATCATTGTAACACGCTTCGGGTCAAGTATCAAAGAACCCGCGGCTTGACAGTGACGTAGCAACGTTCGACTCTACATTAAGCTGGAGAAGCGCCAGCGATGTTATTTGTGGATGGGACACTCTTTCCGGTTGCGATCGGACTAAGACTTGTTTTGTTTATTGTTTAAAACTTTGAAAATCAGAAATAGAAGGGTTAGGCGAAATTCCTAGCCGTTGATAGCAATGATGGATTCACGAACAATGAATAACGTTATTGGAACAACAAACTCGCCAGTGGAAAAAACACAACAAACCCACTTTAAGAGTGGAAGTGCCGAATGGCGGCAGTACCGACGTGAGCGAAACGCAGCGTATTTGAATTGGCGCACGTTTCGTAATGAGGTTAAGAAAGCTAAGAGGAACCGGTATTTTGAGTGGAATGCAGAGAGAGAACGTATTGCACAGCAGAAGGAAGCGGCTGGTTTGGTACATATTGGACCGTCGTTTATGATTGAGGCACGACAACAATATTTGGACAAGCTGTTTCAGAGTCGGAAGACACAACCTGAGTGGAAGGCTTATGCTGTGATACGACAAGACTCTGAATCGTGCGATGAAGAAGTGTTGGAAGGTTTACCTGCACAAGTGGTGGATCGTAACAATCCACTACTGTGGAAGGATAAGCGACGTCGTCCGTGTGTAGTGTGTGTTGAGCCGCATTGTGAGAGTGAGGATGAAATTTTGGAGACAAAGTTGCAGAAAATGTGGAAAAGAGTTAAAAAGATTTTTCCCTGTTGCCCGTATACACAACTACCTGAAAAGGATTGTTGGTGTATGCATCGTGTACATGACAGTGTACCAACTAGTTCTGATTGCAGTAGCGATGTTGATGTTCTTTTTGTAGATGATGCATCGTCGGTGTCTTCTAGTAATTCTGGGAAGAGTGTTTCGTTTGATATACCAGGTTTGACTGACTCAGAGGAAGATCTGAGAGCAGTGCAAGAAATGCCCCTGTCTGAAAGTGACGAGGAATATCATGTATCTGTTTTGATACATATCTATCTTAAAGAGTGTGTAGAGAATGTACATCACATGATTGGATTGTGGACTCACCAACATACTATAGAGATTAGGGAGGCGTGTATGCATTTGCTAACATTGTGTAAAAACATGGATAAATTAGTGGGTGGAGTTTTCTACTTATGTGATAAAAATGAAAGTAGTGTTATGACTTTGCCCCAACAAAAAGAGCGAATGTTTGTTGACACGTCTAATATAGCAATTAGGTTAAATCAGTGTAATAAGATCGTTAATGATCATAAGGAACTTCACAAGATTAGGACGCAATTTTTGTTGTATAGTAGAGCAGCTAAAGTTGAAGTAGGTAGTATACGAACATTTGTTAATGAAGCGACTTTTAAGGCTGTGCAGGAAATGGAGCCCCATGGGGATCCTGATTTTTCCATGCCACATCAACGTAATAGTACGCAAGTTGCTTTTACTGGCGATAAAGCTCAGGATGAGAATGCGATGTTTAAATTAGGTCGTATGATGAATATAGTTGATGTTGTTGAGCGATGCAAAATCGAATCTAGATTGGACGTAATTAGTTATAACACTAGTATGGCTGCTGGTACTTCACTGGCGCGTTATAGAGTTTCTCCTAACTACTGTCCTCGTTATACGGATTCAGGTACGCGTACTTATAATCAGACAGCTTTGTGTAATTATGCGAATATGTATCAATTTTGGAAAGGATCAATAATTTATACTTTTGAGGTAATTAGGACATCTTTTCATATGGGGCAAATTCTTATTGCGTTTAATCCCGCATCAATTGCAGCACCAACATTAACTGCGTGTACAAACTTGATTTATAAAATTATGGATCTTAAAGAAACAAATAGGATGGATTTTGAAGTGGAGTATGTTGGAGAAACAGAATATAAGCAGTGTGTTTCCTCAATTTATGGTCCTGCAGTGCCAGGAGATGCTTATGTGGATATAGCTAATGTAGGGACTCTAAATGTTTTTGTTTTTACGCCATTGACTGCTCCTGCTATAGTTTCTGCTGCCGTGGATATAAATGTATATGTGAGAGCAGGTGATAATTTCACTTTTAAAACTCCAACTAATAAAATTCCGACGTTAACGTATTATAATGTGCGAACAGCAGCATACCAAGAAATGGAAACTAGTTATGATAGTGAATTGCCACCTGTAGTGGCTCAGCCACCTCAAGGTATGGCGGCTAGTTCAGAACGTTTAGAAGTTGCACGTGCAGCTAAGTTGCAAACAGCAGATACATTGAATATAGGAGGAAAACGTTATCCTTTAGTTGTTGGTATAGCGTGGGATACCACAGATACCATAACAGGTGGAGCTTTGAGTACAGTACTTTTGCCACGTGATGTGTTGAATGCTGCTCAATTTTCAATTAATGGTTTAATTAATTATCATGCTTTTTTTCGAGGTACTTTTACTATAATATTCCAGATGGACGCACCTTTGCAATATGCTGGAGCTTTAATATTGTTTTATGTTCCTAACGGAATAGATTATACTCAATTATCTAATAGTACTTGGAAGCAATTTCCTCATGTAATGTTTAATCCTGCGAATGAGACAATAGCTGAGTTAGAAATTCCGTGGTCGTATGTTACGCCAATGAATAATTTGGATCCTAATGGCTCGTTAAATACAATGGGTAGGGTTTATTTGGCAGTTTGGAATAATTTGCAGATACCAGTGAGCGGAGTTAATACACTTACAGGTGCCATATCTTTTAAAATGAATGATCCAGAAATTCTAGTGAAACGAACTAATTATACGTACGCAGCGGTTTTAGAAATGCCTGAGCCAACGACAGGTGGTGGTTCAACCATTATTAAGCAAACTTCAGATACAGCACGAAAGATTGAGGATGATGGAGGAGTTTTCCAAGGCAAACCACTTACTATGCAAGGTTTGATGATTCAGCAACACACGAGTGTATTAAATTTGTTGCAACGTGTTGATTTTGCACCAACTCAAGACTGCACTTCAGTGGTTACAGCGAACTGGCAGCAGGTTTTAACGCTGCCTCCCTTTTTTGGAACAATGCACAATTTTTTGCGGAATAGTTATGCTTTTAGTAATGGTTCAAATAAGATCACTTATGTAATTCCTGTAGGAGCAAATCGTGGTGTTACAATGGCAACGTTTCCATCTTTTAGTGATAGCACTTTTTCTGACGCTATTAGTAATACTTCTGTAGCAATTAGTGATAACGTTATTTTTTATCAGGGAACTTCAGTGTGGAGACCAGGTCTGGCTATTGAACATTCAATAGAAGTGCCTTATTATCATAGGGACCCCGTGATTAGTATTCCGGAAACTGGAGTAGCTAGTCAAAGTGAGTATGCGAATGTAGTTTTGGCCGCTTTTAATAATGATACAGCAACGGCTGTGTTTGTGCAACCAGGGCATACAGTAGGACCAGACTATAAATTGTATTTCCCTATAGCTTATGGTCAATTTCAAGGACCAATTCCAGCTAGTGTAGAAAAGAAGAAGGAGCCTCCTATGTATTTTGGTAACGTGGGTGCGCGTACTGTTGATCAGATAGCAGAGCAGCAAAAAGAATTTCCAAAGGAATATCAAATACAGTTGCCTAAACCACCTTTCGCTAATATTCCCCGGCCTATAGTAGATAGGGTTATAGATCATGTTGTGGAGAAAACTGGCTTGAATAAAGCGACAATCAGTGATATAGGGCAATCTTTGTTGCATGCAAAAGGTCATCATGAAATAGCAGATGCTCTTGCGGAATCTTTACAAATGCGACCTATGCCAGGTAGACGAAAGAGGGAATTGCCAACATGTGAGTTTTGCGTGTCTAGTGATATGGACTGTAAGTGGCCTGATTGTGTAGCAATTCCATACATGGTAGATCCAGGCCCAGGGCGTGAAAGTTATTATTTAGACTATGATTCTGTATATGTGCATTGTCATCGCCAATTGAATAGAGAGAATGTTCTGAAGGCTTTTAAAATTCCAGAATTGTGTACAGATCATCATAAGAAAGGTGTTCTAGAGATGCCAGCTGGGGGATTTACAGGTGTTACAACTAACACCCAAGTTATTTCTCAAGCGTTTCCGGGCATTTTTACAGTAGGCCAAGTTAATGTAACCACTTTTACTGCTTCAGCTACTTTAACATCTGGGTCTTCTACTGATTTGGTGGATATTGAATATACTATAAGTAATGCGGGAGATACTATTTCGTATTATACAACTGTGGCAGGGAATGGAGCTGGCTCTAGTATAGTTTTTGGCCCCATAACTTTTAATTCAACCCCTGTAAATGCGCTGTCAGATGTAACAATTACAGCGATAGGTACTGGCGTTGTTGAACATAGTGCTACTATGCAGTCTTATTCTGGTCAATCGTCGTCTAGCGTTGCTTCGGTTTCTATTGTAGGTCAACCAATTCAGGTTACCGAGTATGCTTTGTTAACTTTAGCGGAGCGTAGGAATTTAGCTCAATTTCGTCATTATATGAAATGGGTGAGTAAAGAAGAGGATAGTTACGATACGGTAGATTTTGTGGATAGTGATTTAGAGATTGATTTTAAGGCAGTACAAGAGATGCCGTCACCTCTGATTGAGCCTACGGTTGATGATGAATTTGAGGATTGTTTTGCTGATGCTGAACCTACTGAGGATGATAGAAATTGTGTGAATAAGTTAGTACAGGATTTTTACGCTCAAGCCGGCACTGTAGGCAATAATATAGTGTCGGTTTTTAAATACGTATTCACTGGTATACTTAACGCGTTTACCAGTAAATATAGTGAGTCTGTTAAAAGGACGGCGTGTGAGAAAATAAAGGAGAAGTTACATTCAATTACAACGCATGTTTTAGATAAAATAATCCCTGTTTTAATTTGGATAATAGATTTTGTAGCAAATTTATATGTGCTTTTTAATACGGAAAGCACTACAATGAGGACCTTAATGATTGCTTCTCTCACGGCCAAGTGTATCTTGGCGTTTAGAGAGGGAACCCAACTAGTGAACAAACTAGAAGAACTATTTGGGCTTACAAAGAAGGAATCTATAAGGGCCGTTATTGAAGGGCCTTTCGATGAAAATTTACCGGTAATTTCTGGCTTGGTGGCGTCAGCTATGGTGGCGGGTATTCTAGGAATTCTAGGGTATAACGTTATGGGTAGTGATGTTACCGATGTTAGAAAAATGGCAACCTGGAAATTCGCGGAGTCGTGTGCAATGCTTAGTAAGATTAGTAGTGTAACGAAGTCAGTCCCAACGTTGTGGACTGCTGCGCATGCGGGGATTAATACGGCTATACAGTTTTTTGTTGAAGGACCTGATTGTTTTAAAAACTGGGAAGAAAAGAATCATGAGCATTTAATTCAGTGGCAGCGAGAAGTTG